CCTGAAAATGCAGTACACGTAGTTGATGAGTTTAAGATTCCAGATTACTGGCCGAAACTACTTTCAGTAGACTGGGGGTTTGCAGCAAAGACTGTTGGACTTTGGGGCGCGGTTAGCCCTCAAAATCGCCTATTTATCTACCGGCAGTACGAAGCGACACAGAAGAAAATTGTTGAGTGGTGCTCTGATATCAAGAACATTGTTCAAGACGAAAAAGTAAAGAAGGCAGTTCTTTGCCGCTCAGCTTGGCAAAATCGTGGTGAAGAGCTTCTACTTGCAGAACAGTTTCGGAATATCACCGGGCTAACTCCAGAGTATCCAGATAATAATCGAATTGCTGGCAAGATGGCGATTCAAGAGTTTTTGCGCTGGAAGCCAAAGGTAACAACGAAGCGGGTTAAAGAGGACTTTGATTTTGCATACGCGCAGCGCATTCTTCGTAATAAGGGACTCGAAGCTTATGACTTGTACTTGAAGGAGTTCGAGCCTGAGGAGCTTGAAAGTACTCTCCCCAAGTTACAGATTTTTCGCTCCTGCGAATCACTTATAAAAACAATCCCGCTTTGTATTTACGAAAAGAATACAACAAGCGGTAAATTAGCGGAGGACGTAAGAGAGTTCAACGGAGATGACGACTACGACGCGCTCCGTTATTTAGTTCTTGCGTCTGAGAGCTTTTTTGGCAAAGCTCAAAAAGAGGAAACTGAGCTTGCTAAGGTTGATAACGTAATCAAGGCTTTTGAAGAAACTAAAGATTGGACTGCATACTATCGAAGTATGGAGCGTCTTGAGTTTGAAAAGAAAGCTGCTTATAAACCAGTAAGACTACTCAGTAGGAGGCGTTATGGTTGATTTCTTGATTCGATTGCTCGGTGGATATTCTCAGCAATATGTAACCGAGCTTGAAACGCACTGGAAAAGTAAGTACACTGAAGCAATAGATGATCTACGCGCTCAACGAGCAGAGAACGCGCGCTTCGTACTCAGTATTACGCAATTGACTGAGAAACTTGAGAAGGCAAAGACTCACGAACCAGTCAAAATTGGAGCAAGCCGGGCTAGTTGGAGTTCGCTGCAAAAAGAACTTGAGAAACAATATGCAACCGAAACCTAGAACGATACTAGGAGCGAAGTAAGCTGAAAGGAAAATAATGGCAACACAAACAATGCTTGCGGCTCCTGGTGGAGTTCAAGCGACATATTTCGGAAGTGTTAGTGGATCTTCCACTACATACTACTACTGGGTACAGGCTTTGTATCCGTCAGGCGCTAGTGGACTTACTGCAAGTGCGCCTGTAACTGTTTACACTCTTGGAGCGTCGACACCAGTCGGAATTCAGTGGAACCCGGTTCCCGGTGCGATTGCGTACAATGTCTATCGAACAACGACATCGACGCGCCCCAGTACCGGCTCTACAGCTATTATCCTCAATCACACTTCTAACGTGGTTTCGGATATTGGCTCTCCAGTATCGACGACAGCGATCTTTGAGTCTCTGGGAATTACCTACGCTCGTATGCGTTGGGATTTCAGTGTAGACGGCGGAGCGGTTTCGACTTTAACTCCCGCCGACACCACAGTGATTCCTGCTGGATCGCTTGTAGTTTTTGGAAACGCTCGCGTAAGTACAGCAGGCACTTCTGGCGGTTCGGCTACGGTAGCAGTCGGAACCTCTGCGGGGAGTTCGACTACATCAATTCTTGGAGCAACAGCCGTTGCTTCTCTGACTCTGAACGCTGTTATTGTTGGTGCTTGCAACGCTACTCCGTTTCGTATGAGCGCGGCTGGAAGCATTAACGTTACAATCGGAACTGCGGCGATGACCGCTGGAGTTCTTGAAGTTGTAATCGGTTATCTCACTCCAACTGCTCCTTAATAAGGAAGCTGGAATGTGAGCTTGGGGGTAGGTTTCGAGTCCTCTTTTCCTGCCCCCTGTAAGTTCTTTGAGCTGCAATTTAGAGAGTGCTGCCGAGTGAGTCCAGATAGAGGCTTCAGCATTTAAACTAGATTGTAGCTCAAAGAATTGACGGGCATTGCGCTGACTGTCTTGGGTTAACTATTTTCAAACGAGGATTAAGATGTCAAGTCTATTAAGAGCTAAGGTTCGTGTTGCTAGTGTTCAGCACACTCTCGATGAAAAAGGCGATGTTGAATACGAGGTAGTTAAAATGCAGGCTGTGTATGGTCGAGAGGGCACTGTGAATAATGAGTGGTCGAAGTATACTCCATCTGCGGAGTTTTCTATCACAATTACGAATCCAAGTGCACATAATAAACTGTCTCGTGGAAAGTTCTATTTTGTAGACTTTTTTCCAGCAGCAATCGACGATTAAATTAGGGCTTATCCTCAGGCATAAAGGATTGTCTAGCTGAGACCTGATAGGTTAGACCTCAAGCGTACACGAGATGAGTGGCAACTTGTGAGATATTGTCAAGCAGTACGCACAACTGAAACTCTCTGCGCGCGATGCGCATTATAAATAAGGGGAGCTTGTTAGTTTGCTTAACCTAGAAAACTAGCTGACAGCCGGGAAAGACCGGCATTAACTTGAATAGGAAGAAATGAACAAAGAGCAAACAATACCGAAACCTATTCAGGAAGCACTTGAGCGTATTCTCAACAAGTGTGAGCGTGAGGACTTAGAGAAGCGACGCCGGCAAGTTCGTATCTGGAAGAAGCTCGATAAGTTCTGGCATGGCGCACAGCATATCTTCTGGAGCGCGCGAGATGCTGATTGGCTATCTCCTGCAGATCTCGGCAACAACTTAATTGATGATCCTCCGTATGATTACGTCGTGAATATCTTTCGCGCGCACGGAGAAGCTGTAATCGCCGCACTTGGAAGCTCGGTTCCAGCAGTTCGTTTTCCTCCTGATAACGCGGAAAATGAAGATGATCTAATCACGTCGAAGACGTACACTCGCATCGCTGAACTTATTATTAAGCATATCAATGCGAAGCCAACCTTGCTTCAGTCACTTTTCTATCTTTGGAATCAGGGATTAGTTTTTGCCCACCACTATGCTAAGCAGGATAAAGCTTATGGCGAGTATAAGATTCCGACCTACAAGCACGAGTTGGACTGTCCGACTTGCAATACTCGCGAGGAAGTAGGAGTAAACACTGCCTGCCCTCAATGTGGCCAGCAACGAGAGCTAATAAACGTACTCGATAGTTTCGAGTCTGTTCCAAAGTCACGAGTTTGCATTGATCTTTATGGTCCGTTGTATGTTAAAATCCCTACAGATGTAACAAAGCAAGGAGAATGCGGCTATCTTCTTCTCTGCAAGGACCAAGCAATTGAGTATTTGCAATCGATCTATCCTGAGATTCGAGATCAGATAGTTCCTGACGTCGGAGGAGACATTGAGTTTGAGCGAGTCGCGCGCGCTCCCAGTTCCTCTGCAGGAACTCTTTACTCAGAGAACAATCGTTTTCTCGCAACGCACAAGCAATTTTGGATTCGCCCGTTTCAGTTTGAGTGCGAGGCAGACGAGAAACTTCGCGCTCAATTATACGAACTCTTTCCCGAAGGAGCGTATACTTCTTTCGTAGGAAAAGTATTTGCAAGCGCGCGTCCTGCAAAGATGGACGACGAGTGGACTATTTGTAAAGCTGGTCTAAGCACTCACATTCACTCTGATCCTATTGGAATGCCTCTTGTTCCGATTCAGGAACTTACGAATACTCACGTCAATCTCACACAAGATACTATTGAGCACGGTATCCCCTCACAATTCGCCGATCCTGATGTAATCGACTTTGATACGTATGGAAAGCAGAACTCTAAGCCGGGCTTTATTTATCCTGCTCGACCCAAGACTGGTCAGTCTGTTGCATCGGCGTTTTTTGAGACTTCGCGCGCATCCCTTTCTAAAGAAGTTGGTCAGTTTGGTGGCTGGCTCAAGGAGCAGGGGCAATTTGTTGTTGGCTCAACTCCTTCGATTTACGGCGGACCTAGTGAAGGGGGAGGAACTGCTAGTGAGTACTCGCAATCGAAGCAGATGGCGCTTCAGCGCTTATCTATTGTTTGGACTTTTGTGGGTCAGTTTTGGTGCTCTCTTATTGGCAAGGGCGTAAAGATTTACGTTGACAATCTCGTTTCTGATGATAACTTCACACAACGTCAGGGAGATAATTACATCAACGTATGGATTCGTCGCTCAGAGCTTTCTGGTAAGGTTGGAGAAGTTGAGCCTGAGTCTGAAGAAGCATTTCCAATTACGATTGCTCAAAAACAAGCAATGCTACTCAAGCTCGTTGAGATGAATAACGACTTCATCAATGCTGCTTTGTTCGACCCAACTAATCGCTCTGTTGTTGCGGAAACTC